TGACAAAGATATTATTTTAAAAACAGATGACGGAAGTGATGGAACAACTGCTTACATAACATTAGATGGTAGTGCAAGTGATATTAAGGTTGCAAAAAATATGCAACTAGCCGATAGTGTAGAATTAAGATTAGGTAGTGATAATGACTTAAGAATCGTAGATAATGGTTCTAATGGATTTATAGATAATTATACGGGTGCATTATTTTTAAGAGCACAAGCTGATAATGAAGATATTATCTTACAAGCAGACAATGGTAGTGGTGGACTTACTACTTATTTACAAATTGATGGTGGAGACGAAACGGTAAAAGTAGCAAAACCTTTAAATGTATCAGCAAATATATCAGGTTCACAGATAGAAGCAAGTGGAGATGTTATCGCATTTGGTTCATCTGATAGAAATTTAAAAGACAACATTACACCTATTGAAAATCCATTAGAAAAAATGGAAAAGATTGGTGGTTATACATTTGATTGGAATGATAAACAAGACACATATAAAGGACACGATATTGGTGTCGTAGCACAAGAAATACAATCAGTTTTACCAGAAATTGTAGCAAGTCGTGCTAATGGATACTTAGGTGTTAAGTATGAAAAGATTGTTCCATTACTAATAGAAAGTATTAAAGAAAACACAAAACAAATAAAAGAATTAAAACAAGAAATCAATGAAATTAAAGAGAATTGTGATTGTTTGAACAAATAGAATTATACTTATATATAAGTAAATAAAGGAGTTATAATGGCAAAGAAAAAACAAATAAAATTCACACAGAAAGAAATAGATTCACTACAAGAATTGAGACAATCGTACGCTAATGTTGAGTCATCATTGGGTAAATTAGAAATAGCCCGTATGCAAACTGAACAACAATTAGAACAGATTGAGAATCAAAAATTACATTTGGAAACTCAATATGTAACATTACAAGGAAATGAATCTAAAATAGTCTCTGAGTTAACTGAAAAGTATGGTGTTGGTAATTTAGATACAAATACTGGTACATTCACACCAGCAAAATAATTTATTTTACCTAATTGACACATTTTGAGATTATAGAATTATATTTATTAAAGTATAAATTATCTTAAAGATAATAAACTAATAGGAGAAAGAAAATGGCCGAACGTATAGTAAGCCCTGGTGTTTTCACCAGAGAAAAAGATTTATCTTTCTTACCACAAGGTATTAGCGAGATTGGAGCAGCATTAATCGGACCAACAGAAATGGGTCCTGCATTTGTTCCAACTTCAGTTAGAACTTTAGGTGAGTTTGAGCAAATCTTCGGAAAAGAAAATCAAGATTTTTATGTTCCTTTCACTGCAAAACAATATTTAAGAAGTGCAGGAACCGTGACAATCGTGAGAGTTTTACATTTAGGGGGATACGCAAACGATAGTCTTGTATTGTGTATCAGTAGTTCAGCAGGACATAAAGTAGCTGCAGTTCTAAAACCGTCACGAGGCACAACAGACCCAGACGCAACATCTGCTTTTGTAAAACCGTTAAGTGCTTCAATATTAACGACAGCAGTTTCAGCTAGTGCATTTACATTAGAAACAGCCGCTAACAATACCGGCGCTAAGACAGCATTTAGCTTATCGTTTGATTCAAGTTCAGCTAACTACATTACAAAAGTATTTAGTGAAAACCCACAAGATACAAATCAACCACTTTATGTGTATTCTAATTTTCAAAACACACAAAATGAATACTTGGGAAGTGGCGTAGACTTATCAGTAGCAGATGTAGTAACAGTCCAAAGTGGTTCAAGTGAAAACTTTTCACACGACTACAAGGTAGCAACTACACCTTCAATACAATCACAATTGGTAAATAGTTCAAGAACAAGTTTATTTAAAGTAAACACAATATCACACGGAACTAATATGAATTCTAAGTATCGTGTCGGTATATCAAATATTAAACCAGCAACTGATGTAGCAGGTAGTGATTATGGTTCATTTAGTTTACAAGTTATCATAAATAATCCAGGTCAAAATGACAATGGAGTAATTTTAGAAAACTTTGACAACTTGAATTTAGATGAAGATTCATCAAACTACCTACCATTAAGAATTGGTGATAAATATGTCACAATAGATTCAGATGGTAAACTAACCAGCAATGGAGATTATCCAAACCAATCACAATATGTTTATATTAGTGATTATGATAATTTAGTAGGTATCGCAGAGGAATTAGTTCCTATGGGATTTGCAGCACCAATACAACCACACGTTGTGGCAGTCGGTGTTCCAAGTGGTTCAACAATAACAGCATCATTTCCAAGTGCTTCATATCTTGGAACAACAAGTGACGCTACAGGCCGAGGACAATTAAATGGTCGTGGTTCATTTGACCAAAATGCATACTATGGATTTGATTTCAATAGTGTTGATAGTCAACAATATTTGAAACCATTACCAGCAAGTGCAGGAGCAGGAAACAATGTAACAATGAGTTTAGAAGACGCATTCGGACACTCAGACGCTTCAACATTAGGAACAACATACTCAAGTGGAACAGAAAATCTATCATTATCAGATTCAGATTATAGACAATTAAAGTTCGCAGTTCCTTTCCAAGACGGATTTGATGGTTCAAATCCAGCATTAGAAAATAAAAAAGGAACAAACATTGTAGCAGGTAATACACAAGGGTTTGATTGTAGTGGATTACTAACAAGTGGTTCAGTAGCATACAAACGAGCAATCAACGCAGTATCAAATCCAGATGAATTTGATATTAACTTGTTAGCAATTCCAGGTGTTATTCACCAATTACACTCAAGTGTAACAAATCACGCAATTGATAAAGTTGAAGATAGAGCAGATTGTTTCTACATAATGGATGGTTCATCTTACGGAAGAACAATTCAAGGAGCAATTAGTGATGTAAAGACATTAGATACTAACTATGTCGGAACATATTACCCGTGGGTTAAAATACTTGATGAAGTAAAAGGTAAACCAACTTGGGTTCCACCTTCAGTAGTATTACCAGGTGTTTATTCAAACAACGATAGAATTGGACAAGAATGGTTCGCACCAGCAGGTCTAAATCGTGGTGGTTTAACAGAAGTATTGGAAGCAAAAACAAGACTAACCAACTTGGAAAGAGATGATTTATACGAAAATCGTATTAATCCTATCGCAACTTTCCCAGGTCAAGGTGTGGTCGTGTTCGGACAGAAGACACTACAAGGTAAACCAAGTGCATTAGACAGAATTAATGTAAGAAGATTGTTGATTAACTTAAGAAAGTTCATCGCATCATCTTCAAGATTCTTAGTCTTTGAACAAAATACAACAGCTTTAAGAAACAGATTCCTAAACATAGTGAATCCATATCTTGAAGAAGTTCAAGCAAATTCAGGACTAACAGCGTTTAGGGTGGTAATGGACGATAGTAATAATACTCCAGATGTTGTGGATAGAAACCAATTAGTTGGTCAGATATTCATACAACCAACCAGAACAGCTGAGTTCATAGTCTTAGATTTCGTAGTTCAACCTTCAGGCGCAGCATTTGCAGACTAGGTTAGATTAAAAAATCAACACAAGATAAGAAAAACCCCCAAGAAATTGGGGGTTTTTTGTGTAATGAGGACAAAGAAAATCTGCAGGTGATTTACACCAAATCACCAAAGGTTGTTTCTAATATCGTGAAACACTACATAACCCAATTCGGTTCCAAATTATCGTAGTCACCGAAAACCCACGAATCTAATTACTTAGGATAAATAGCAAATGTATCAGCGTATTCAGCCAAACAATAACCTTGGGCTCTTCTATACCCATAGTGTGTTTTACTACAACCACGATACTTAATTCTATAATTACCAGTCTTCATCATATTCCTAATAGTAGGGTTCCACCTATACAACATAGGAATACCTTTATAACAAGCTTGTTCAAAATAAGGAGCTTCATAATCTTCCAACCTAACAGCCGGTTGATTAGTATTAGCTTCATACAATTCCATAGGATTGTGAGCATATTGATAGACATCAAAAGTAGTGCTACCAGTTTCTACATATTCATTTTGGTCATTGTAATAACCACCATATAGTTTAAAAGTTCTTGGAACTTGTGTATCAGCAAAATCTCTCATATAGATACTTTCGGTATCAGTCGTAATTATTTCATTATTTTCAATCATATCTTTTCCTTTTCTCATTATCATTACACTATAATATAGTAAATCTTTTCATTAATGTCAAGCCTTTTCTTTACATTTCTAAAGAATCTAACCACTCTTCTATTTCGTCGTGAGTCATTCTTCCGTCTTCTTCAAGAGCTTCTCTCATCTCATCTCTTGTTTGTGGTCTACCCATATTGTATACTGGTCCAATGCCAGTTTCAGCTTGGAATTCTTGGTCGTGTTGAGGTAATTTACCATTATCTCTATTGGTTTCATAGTTCATACAACCCATAGCAAAAGTTCCCATATCCATAATTAGTTTGTCCTTTCATTAATCATTACAATATAATATAGTATATTCCATTGCCAATGTCAAGCTTTTTATTATAAATCTTCAATAAATCTTCTTAAAGTATATCAATATATAGATTCACTTTTTTTAATTTTGTTATATTTATTACTGAATACGAAAACTTATAGGAGAAATAAAGTGGCTTTTGCAGACCCAAACGAAATATTTTTTACACCATTTGAACCTAAAATGAAAAATAGGTTTATTATGGAATTAGACGGAATACCAGCATATTTAATAAAAACAATGGCAAGACCATCAGTAGCATTTGAAGCAGTGACTCTTGACCATATCAATACAAAAAGATATGTAAAAGGTAAAGCAACTTGGGCAGCATTAGAAATTACTTTATATGACCCAATCGTTCCAAGTGGAGCACAAGCAGTAAATGAGTGGATAAGACAACATCACGAATCAGTAACAGGTGTTGACGGATACGCTTCTGAATACAAGAAAGATATCACTTTCAATCTATTAAGTCCTAATGGAGAAAAGATTGAACAATGGATACTTAAAGGTGCATTTATAACAACAGCTAATTTTAATGACTTAGATTTCGCATCTAATGAGGTAGTTGATATTAACTTAACAATGCAGTATGATTACGCTATATTAGAATTCTAAGGAGAAAAATTATGTGGGCAATATTTAAAGACAACAATGAATACAACGAGAAATCAATAATTGGTTTCGGAGCGTTTACGATAATGGTTTTGTTTGCGATGGCAGATGTTGTAACTGGACTTATGGGTAAAGATTTAGTTATCAATGATGTAGTATACAATTCATTCCTATTCACTACATTAGGTAGTTTCGGTATCGCAGGTGCAGAAAAAGTTTTAAAAAAATAATAAGTTATTAATTCTTAATTAATCAAGGAGTAACACAAAATGGCTGAAAATCAGTATGGATTTCCTACTGAAGTTCTATCTTTACCATCACAGGGATTATTATATCCCGAAGATAGTCCTTTGCGTAGTGGAACAATAGATGTCAAATATATGACAGCAAAAGAGGAAGATATCTTAACTTCCACAAATCTAATAGAACAAGGTGTAGTGATTACTAAACTAATAGAAAGTATAATCGCAGACCCAAAAGTTAAATTAAACGATATGTTAATCGGTGATAAAAATGCAATTATGGTTGGAACTCGTATCTTAGGATATGGAAAAGACTATGGAATTACATTAGTTGACCCTGATACCAACGAAAGAGTTGAACACATCGTGGACTTAACTACATTAGAAAATAAACCAATAGATGAAAAACTATTTAAAAATGGTAATAGTTTTACATTAGAATTACCAAATTCAAAAAGAGTTATTGGTTTCAAATTACTAACACAAAGAGATGAAGATGATATAGCAGAAATTCTTAAAGACTACGAAAAAGTTGAAAAGCTTACAGGTATATCATACAAGGGAACCACAAGGTTAAAGCATCAAATCGTGTCCATCGATGACAATACCGACCAAAAAGAAATTGATAATTTCGTTGATAATGAATTCTTAGCACTTGATACAAGAGCATTTAGAAAACATTTAGAAGAAATCACACCTGACATTGAGTTGAAGTTTGACTACACGAGTCAAACAGGAAATCTACACAAAATAGATGTTCCACTCGGGCTTGACTTTTTTTGGCCAGCCGCCGAGTAATAGGGCGGCCATACACGAAGAACTCTTCAACATCGCATATTATGGAAATGGGTTCAATCACAACGAACTTTACAATATGCCAATTCCTTTGAGAAGATTTTATGCGGAAAAACTCGTGGAAGCCAAAACTAAAGAAGCCAACGCAATCAAAAAATCCAGTCAAATAAATTCCAATCAAATACAACGACCAAACATACAAAAATCTTAAAACTTGATATTTATTAATAGGAAAAAACTATGAACAGAAAATTTGTAAAAGAAAATAAAAAAGCCATCAGAGAGTTTCTCGGAACTTTATTGACGAAAGCAGTTGGTGCAACTCTTACGAAAGGTTTTGATAAGGAAAAAGAATTTGAAAAGTTTCCTGAACTTAAAAAAAGTCAAGATGATTTAAGAAAGATAGGAAGACAACTTGACAAAAGACTTCATAAAATCAAAAAAACAAGACCAGAACTTTACGCAAGATTACAAGCTCAAGGTAGAACTAATTTTCTTAAATAACAAGTTAGTATATTTTTCATCACATTAAACAAAACAAACAATAAATTATGGCAACACGTTCGGAAGTAAGAAACTCAGAAGTAGTAAAAGCTAACGCTCAAGATACACTTGACACAAAAGCAAAAATTGCTGCTATGGAAAAAAAGAGTCAAGGTAGGCGACAAGATATTATTGACGTTGAAAAAGACTATCTAAAATATTTATCAGAAGAAAAAAAGTATGAGACTGAGAAGGCTAAAAACCTTAAACAAATTCGTAATGAGTATTCAGAAATAGGAGACAAAGCAAAAGGAATCGGTGATAAAGTCGATACATTTATCAATTCTTTACCGGGCGGTAATTTTTTAGCTAAATCATTAGGAGTAGATGAATTAGGTAAAAAAATGCAAGATGAGGTTATCGGTAGAATTCAAGAAAGTTATATGGGAACGCAAGACTTAGGTAAAGGATTTACACTGGCATTTGGTCCAGTAGGAATAGGAATCGCTTTATTAACAGCAGTTGTTGGAATTATAATAAAGGCCAGAAGTGCTGCAAGAGATTTAGGACGAGAATTAGGTGTATCAACATCAGAAGCGGTTAAGTTTTTACCCGCATTAAAAGCTTCACAATTCCAATTCAAAATGATGGGATTAGATGGTGCTAAATTAGAATCCACATTAGGAGAAATTGGAAAAGAATTCGGTTCATTGGAAAATATGACCGTAGCAAATGCTAAAAACATTGAACGATTTGCACAAAATTCAGGTATAGCCGGTAGTGAAGTAGTTAAACTGAATAAAGTATTTATGGACTTAGACGGATTGTCATTTGACGCCGCAACTAATGTTTCCAAAACAGCAGCAAGTTTGGCAAAAGCAGCAGGAGTATCAACTGGTAAAGTAATTGGTGATATGGCTTCTAATGCAGCAGATTTTGCAAAATTCTCAATGGACGGCGCAGAGGGATTTGCAAAAGCAGCCGTTGAAGCAGCAAAAGTTGGTTCAAGTTTATCAGAAATTTTAAAGGCTGCAGACTCACTAATAGATTTTGAAACAAGTATATCGGCACAATTCAAAGCACAAGTCTTGACTGGTAAAATGATTAATACCGAAAAAGCAAGGCAACTGGCATTAGACGGAGATATCGCAGGATTAACTAATGAAATACAATCAATCGTTGGTCAAGTAGGAGATATCCAAAGTTTAAATGTAATACAAAGAAAATCAGTTGCAGATTCAATCGGTATATCAGTAGCGGACTTATTAAGAATATCTCGTGGTGAACAAGCACAACAACAAGAAACCGTTCAAGATAAACTTAATGTAACGAATAAATTGTTAGCAGAAAGTCTTGATATATCACAATCACAACTTGACGAATTAATAAAACCAACAACACTTTCACCGAGTTTATTTTAGGAAATATAAATGATAACAATCAATCCAGAAAAATTAGTCAAAAACGCCTCATCATCAGGTGAATTGATATTTCGTGGTGGATTAGCACTACAAGCAGAACTTGGTGCTCAAAATGTTGAACGATTTGGAAAATTCTTAACAACACCACAAGGTAAAACATTTCTTTTACAACAAACAATATTACAAGCTGCAAATCCAAAAAGGAAAAAATTAAAAGACCCTGATGGGAAAATAATTAGTAGTCCATATAAAAGAACAAGAATTTATAATCCATTAGCACCAGCAATTGCGAAAGGGTTACCACAAGAATTTACAAGTCAAAAACCAAACAGACATCTTGATGTTGGAGACGGAAGTTTACGAGGCATATTCAGAGGAATAGTTGGTAGAAGTATTCCAAGAGCAATCCAAGAGAACGTTGTAAGATTTTTTGACAATAAGTTAAATAAAGAAATTGACTTACAAGTTCGTTATGGTGGAAGTAAAGGTGATTTAGATAAGTATCCAAATAGAAGTGGTGCTTTAGGAAAAGAAGTAAAAGACTTTATAAAATTTAGAATTAGAGACGCAGTCAATGGAAAATACATTATCTTTCCAGCATTGTTAAGTGGTATAACGGATAACTCATCAGCCGAAACAACATCATTTAGTTATATTGGTCGTGCAGATAAAGTATATGTTTACGGAGGATACACAAGAAGTATTTCATTTACCGTACAGATTGTGGCACAAAGAAAATCCGATATACCAATTATATGGGAAAAGATAAATTACGCAAAAGGATTAACTTTACCACAATATAAGAAATTTTTAAGCAAAGCAGGAGCAGAAGACAATACAAGACCAGTAGCACCAATAGTTTACTTAACATTAGGTGATTTATTTAATAATGCACCAGGATTCTTTTCTTCGGTTAATATGTCGATACCAGAAAATGCTACTTGGGAACTACAAGAAGGAAAACAAGTTCCACATTTATGTACACTGGCATTTGAATTTACATACATTGGAAAAGAAAATCCAACAATGACATCTATACACTACGATAACATATCTAAACAATTCCCAAGTCAAACAGAGCCACTTATAGATAAACTTAAAAGAGGAGAAATTCCAACTGAAGCACAAGTTAGAGGTGCAGTAACAAATCTTAAGTCATCTTCAAGGCAAAAACTAAGTAATTTAGGGAATGACTAATGGCAAATAGATACAACAAATCAAAAATAATTAAAGATGAAAATGGAACACCATATTTAAATCGTATTGAATATCCAGCAATACCAATCAGAGATGATGATATGTTTATTCGTGGAGTGTTTGGTGAAACTTTTATGAATATGGCACATAGGTTTTACGAAAACAAAGACTTTTGGTGGGTAATTGCCAGAGCAAACAATCAAGGTAATTCAATCTACGCCATACCAGGAAAAGAATATCGTATCCCACAAAACATTAATTTAATTCTACAAGAATTAGAACAACTCAATAGATAATGTTAAAATATAAAAATATACATAGTAGAGTTCAAGGTGAATTCAAAAGAAAAATTAATGCCTTGGATAGAAAAAGGTTAGATGGAAAAAATTTAAATTTTTTTGTTGGTGGTACATTAGAACCACAAGACAGAACCAATCCAATAGAACAGCATCTATATAGAAGTTGTTTTGCCAAAGTAAATGTAGCAATTCCAGATTTAAAAAATTCAACTGAGTCAACAATAGTTCAAAAACCACTCAGTATATCAAGTTATATGCAACGAAGTGAAAACGACAATACCTTTAAAATAAAGCAAATAAACAAACCAGTTTCTTTTCAACAAGGAAGTGAAGAAAGGTCAAGACAAGCACGTGGGACCAATCGTTTCAGAGGACACTCAGGTATTACAAAAATAGCAGTAGCTCAAAAAGAATATTATACTTATGAATATACAATTAGTTGGGTATGTCCTGACCCGGTATTTTTTGAAGAAACATTTGAACCAAGTTTTTTAAAGTTAGGTGCATATTGTTCAATTGAGTTTGGTTGGGGAATTAATGATAGTGGTATTGTAGTTCCAGATTTAACAATAGAACAAATGGAAAAATATTTAGACCCAGAGGATGAATTAAATACAATCCAACAAAGAAATTTAGAAGCCGCTGGTAATTATTATTGTAATGTTGGAACCGTAGTTAACTATGATTGGAAAATAGCAGAAGACGGAAGTTATACTGGAGATATAAAAGTATTGAGTATGGGTGCAAGTCCATTACTCGACACCAATCAACGCGTGAACAACGCCGCTGATGAAATACCTGCATATAAATTACAAAACACCGTACTAGTAAATAAAGAAGCACAAAATATCAAAAAAGATAGAAGTTCTGCAGTCAACCAAGAAGAATTAGAAAAA